CCAACGAGATTTATTTCCCACACACAGAGAGAATATGCCGATTATACCACACAACACACACAAAGTCAAGCGATTTATTTAGCTTTATTTAGCACAAAGTACTTGACATACCCCAGCCAGAGTGGTATACTAGCTATGTTGAATCGGAAAAGGGATAAAGAATGTCAATATCAAGAACGCTCATAACAACAAAGACTACACCATCTAATCATATCAAGTATCTGCTTTGGCAGACAGACCATTATGCATATGAGATAGAGCTGATCAATCGGGCATCTGTCTTTAGAAAGACCGTTCCATTAAATCAGATGGCGTTCGAAGAAGCCTGTGAAGTGTTCACTAACAACTGGTCAGAAGAGTCATTCAAATCGGCTACCACAGAGAGAGATTATTTACGGTATGCCGTATTAGCTAATATCGATAGTGCTTGACAAATGATGTTGTATGCACTATAATGGTTATATAAGATAGAGAAAGAGAGACGAATATGTATAGAATCGCTACGGTAGAGGATGCAGAGAAGTATATGGAGCTTGCGTTTAAAGCTCAGGTTGCACCACATCTAATTCGTGCAATTGATGTGTATATTTCGATTGCTGAGAAGCTTGCGAACAAGGACAATAAGACCATACTGGAAGGACTCCTATGAGACACTACGAAGACAACGTGCCTGCCCATACAATAACATGGAAGCAGTCAGCCACCGTGTACAACGAGTGTATGCGCCGTGCAGAGGACATACTTGCATCGTCTATCTTTGCGAGTGTGGTTGATGAGAATGATATGTTCACGCTGACTGAGAAACTGGTAGAGGAATACGAATCGTAATGTCACTATTAGTCATACTGTTGATGGGGTGGGCTGTATACATGGTGCTTACATCGCCATTGATAACGCTTGTGTTTCTATTCAAAGCTTTCGTAGTGATGGTGTTAGGAATAATAGCATGGTTCGGGTTGATATTAATATTAATATAATGCTCGAAACTGCTTGACAAAGGTTGCCCTATGCACTATAATGGTAACATAAGATGAAAAAAGAGAGAGACTTCTGGAGTGGTAATCCCACTAGGTCATTTGACACTGCTAGTCTTTCTCACTTAGGAGAATTAGTCTATACGACTTAACAGTTTGAGAAGAAGCCATTAAGGTTGGTTGGCCCACGATGAAAGATCCAAATATATTATGGTGTGGGGGTACATGTTGGTTTCTTCTCAATTTATATGCAGTTGGAGTACAGCGAACAAGACTTGTGTAAATCTATAAAAGAGTATCAAGTCGGGATATGAGTTGTATGAGGACATCACACACCGATGGATATCGGATGTACTATTTGTCCACTGACACTCTCACACTTGAGACTGATCATCTTGAGTGAGGGGGGAGCTTATTAATAAAAAAAGAGAAAGGGGGCTTTAAAACTGGAAGCGCTTTACTAAACTATAAATGCAATAAGGTGTCTTTGAGATATTTTCTAATAACCTCTACTGGCCACAGAAAGACCCCCCCCCCTAAAACTGAGCGCTATTCGATTGCACTACCCTGTATAAATACTAAGGATATATGATGAAAGTACTGAAAGAAATAACCGAGTGGGATTCTCCCAATCAGCCTAACCATACTTACATTCTTAATGATAAGTCACGATTGATTGGGTACATACCGTCCTCTGCATCCCCACAACCATTCTGGTTCAAACAACCGATGAGTTTCTACAAGTCTCGCAGACAATTCGTAGAACAACCTCATCTCGAAAGGGCGTTATCATGAGCAACCCTCAACTAAGTTCTTTTGATACCAATATGTTAAACGCAATTCGTGGAGAGATACATCACCTAGAAAGAAGGATGGTGATTCTCAGAGAAGATTCTAATGACCGTCCTAAAGAGCTCAGAAATTACCCGATAGTATTAGAGTACCTTGAACTAAGAGTCCTTGAGATAGAGTCTCATGGACGAACGAGGCCGTTCTGATGTATACATGGGTAACACGCAAAGGGGATAAACAAGCATCTCTACGCTTATCGGAGGGTAAGTATAAAGGTGTTGTTTATCAATACGGCAAAGTTGCATTACCACAAGAGGATGAATTAAATTCCAAAGGGGACTTGCAATTTCGGTTTGAGTATACTATACTGGATAATGCAGATATTGATAGAGAAGAATTCGGAGAAGAGTTCTTTAATATCATTGGTGATATACTAGTAGAGATCATCGATGAACACACAGAGGAAGAAAATCTTGAGTATAGATCAGACGATTGAACGAACAACACTTTCAGAGCTTGTCGGAAACGAACAGTATGCTCGTAAAGTATTACCATTCATAAAGGGTGAATACTTTGCAGATAGAACAGAACGAATAGTATTCGAAGAAATACAGAAGTTCGTAGAGAAGTATAACGCACTCCCCACGAAGTCTACTCTGGAGATAGAGATAGACACACGCAGAGATTTAAACGAGAATGATATTTCCCGTATACTGGAAACAGTCAAGTCGTTGAAAGCTGACAAAGAAGTCAACTATGAATGGTTAGTCGAAACCACGGAGAAGTGGTGCAAAGACCGAGCAGTCTATAACGCAATCGTTGAGGGTATCTCAATCATAGACGGCAAAGACAAAGCTCGCGGCGCCGATTCAATTCCAAGCATACTCACAGATGCACTCGCAGTAGGGTTCGATAATCATGTAGGTCATGACTATCTAGAAGATAGCGAGAGTCGATTTGACTACTACCATACGGTAGAGGAAAAAATCCCGTTTGACTTGGAGTTCTTTAACAAGATAACAAAAGGGGGATTGCCTCCGAAGACGTTAAACATCGCACTTGCTGGCACTGGTGTCGGTAAGTCTTTGTTTATGTGTCATGTAGCAGCTAACTGTATGTCTCAAGGAAAGAATGTATTGTACATAACTCTGGAGATGGCAGAAGAACGTATCGCAGAACGCATTGACGCAAACCTGATGAACATCTCTATGGAAGACTTGCATGATTTACCCAAACAAATGTTTGACAACAAGATTAATAAGATTATTAAGTCTACCTCTGGTAAGTTGATTGTCAAAGAGTATCCCACAGCGAGCGCACACTCTGGACACTTTCGTGGATTGATTAAAGAGTTGGCTATCAAGAAAACATTCAAACCAGATATTATCTTTATTGACTATCTGAATATCTGTTCGTCATCACGATTCAAGGGAAACGCAAATGTCGGTTCGTACTTCTATATCAAATCAATCGCAGAAGAACTGCGAGGACTTGCAGTAGAGACTAACGTACCTATCATGAGCGCAACTCAGACAACTCGTAGTGGGTTCTCTAATAGTGATGTAGGTCTGGAAGATACCAGTGAAAGTTTTGGCTTGCCTGCGACTGCTGACCTCATGTTTGCACTTATCAGTAATGAAGAGCTTGATGAGTTGAATCAGATTGCAGTCAAGCAGCTCAAGAATCGATACAATGATCCATCAGTGAATAAACGATTCGTGGTGGGTATTGACAGATCAAAGATGCGACTGTATGATATTGATTTTTCTGAACAATCTAATCTTGCAGACTCAAATCAAACACCAGACAAAGATGATTTTGATCAACCTGTATTTGATAAGTCTAATTTTGGAAGCTCATCACGTTCTGACTTTGGTGGGTTTAAAATATAATGAACTCTTATATTACAGTATTTGATGAAGTTCTCTCTGACAAACATTGCGATTACTTTATCAATAAATTTGAAAATGATATTTCTGTACATGAGATTCAGAACAATTCTCATTTTACAGAAGAGGGTTTAGAGAACTCAACTCTTACTCAGATTAATATGCTGCACTCCCCCGATACTATATGGAGAGATGATGTTAATTTCCTAACACAAACTATCAGTAAATGTGTTGAGGCCTATAAAGATGAAAATGACATTGCACCTTATCAATGGCCTGACAAGTTTGCGTTAGAACCACCTAAGATGAAAAGGTATCTACCGAATACTTCTGATGAGTTTCCACCCCATGTAGATGTGTTGGATTACGCAACCGCAAGACGATTTCTAGTTATCTTTATGTACCTTAATGACAACATAGGCGGACATACTTATTTTCCAAATATGGATATAGAGATTGAATGTAGAAAGGGTTCATGTATTATGTTCCCCCCTTTATGGACACACATACACGCAGGAGCTCGACCAGTGATTTCACCCAAGTATATTATTGGAAGTTATCTGCAATATGTGTAAGATTAAGCTTGACAATTTGGTATGCCTGTGGTATACTATAACTAAATGGAGATATATAAAATATGGCTAATAATGATTTTTTAAAAGATATTATCAAAGAGGTGGGTAATGAATACGCATCTATAGTAAGTGATGGTGTTGAAGCAGGAGATGTCGATTCGTTTATCGACACAGGTAGTTACATATTCAACGCACTACTGAGTGGAAGCATTTACGGCGGCCTTGCATCAAATAAGATTACTGCAATCGCAGGAGAATCTGCAACAGGCAAAACATTTTTCCTGATGGGTATTGTCAAGAACTTTCTGGACAAGAATCCAAACGCAGGAGTGATATACTTTGAGAGTGAATCTGCAATTACTAAACAGATGATTATTGATAGAGGTATTGACCCCGATCGTATGGTGATTATGCCTGTGACTACGGTGCAAGAATTTAGAACTCAATCTCTAAGGGTGTTGGATTTGTATCTTGCAAAAAATGAAGCAGACCGCAGACCTATGTTTTTGTGTCTGGATAGTCTTGGTATGTTGAGTACTACCAAAGAAGTTGAAGATACCGCAGACGGTAAAGAGACAAGAGACATGACAAGAGCTCAAGTTCTCAAAGCTGCATTTCGTGTTCTCACTCTAAAACTTGGTAGAGCAAAAGTTCCAATGGTAGTTACCAATCACACATATGATGTGGTGGGTTCTATGTTCCCTCAAAAAGAAATGGGTGGTGGTTCTGGACTCAAGTACGCAGCTAGTTCTATTATCTATTTGAGTAAGAAGAAAGAGAAAGATGGCACTGAAGTTGTCGGTAATATCATTCACTGTAAGAACCACAAGTCTCGTTTGACTAAAGAGAATAAGATGGTTGATGTTCGACTTACTTATGATAAGGGACTTGACAAATACTACGGGCTGTTAGAGTTGGCTGAAAAGTATCATATCTTTAAAAAGGTATCTACACGATTTGAACTTCCAGACGGAAGCAAACAGTTTGGTAAAACTATTTTAAATGATCCACTAACATACTTTACTGATGATGTTATGAAACAGTTAGATGAATCTGCAAACAAGGAGTTTAAATATGCTACGAGTGATTGAGAATTGTTGTTCTCCACAATACTTGCAGATGATGAAAGGTGTTGCAGAGACAAGTGAGACTTGGAATCTTAAACATCCTCTTGGGTTTCCATTTGAGGATAAGCATTTGAAGCTAGATGTTATTGAGAATGATCCTGTACATAATTTGCTTGCAGGTATGGCAATGGGATTGCTTATACAGATTTACAATAGTAAAACTGAAGGTGGGCGGTTTGCATCTGATTTCTTTTTGCCTGAGGTTTTGCATTGTGCAATATCAGTAAAAGATAAACATCGACAAGACAACCCCCATACTGATCATGAAAATGATTTAGAATATGTTAAGATACTTGGATTGCTTAATTCTAACTGGCAACCTAAAGACGGTGGTGAGTTTATTCATGGAGAGGAAAGTATAGTTATGAAACCAACAAGCTTTGTAGTCTTTGATCCACGAATTGAACATTGTGCATCACCAATTAAAACTCACGAAAAAAGATTTGAAATTGATTTTACAGTAAAGAGAAAAAAAATATGAACACAGTTAACATTGGTGATAATGTCACTTACACAGATGCCTACAAATCAAAACGAATTGGAGAGATTCAAGAAGTAAGTTCTGACATGGACTCGTATGAGGAAATGCGTTTGAAAGACGGTGTTCCTTATTACTATTCTAAGAAGCTGACTAAGTTTGTTCCTGTTAAACCTAAAAATATGCATACAGTATATTTGACAGTCAAAACTGCTTTGGGTAAGACTGACTATATATTATTTGATGATAATTTTATGAGTGAGTAAATGAATTTTATTGAGATAGTTGATGATACGCCAGCACTGTGGGCTAAACGTAGAGCATATGGTGAACTGAATACATGTAAAGAAATTATAGATTACTTTGAAAGTGTTCCAAACAAAAGTAGGGGTGGACTTCCTTTCTTTAATAAGAAGCGTCAAAAGATTTGTGTAACAAAATCGTTTAACTTTGGTGATGACAATCCTATCAATGCAAGCCTCTACACCTTTGTAAATAATTCATTAGGCAAGTACTGTCGAAAGTACGACTACCTTAATAAATTAAATACGAGTTCGTATTGGAGATTGTGTCCTGTATATAATTTGCAAAAGTATGAAGAGGGAGAAGGTTTCTTTTCTTTACACAACGAACAGTCTGGCTCCTATCCATATAGACTACTTGCATGGATGGTTTATCTTAATGATGCAGAGTCGGGTACAGAGTTTCCTTATCAAGAAATGACGGTGACACCCAAAGAAGGCAGAACAGTTATCTGGCCCGCAGGGTGGACACACCCACACAAAGGCGTAACACCAAACGAAGGCACTAAGTATATTGCAACAGGTTGGTTTTATACATTACCAATGGGCGAACCTAGATTTGATGGTAGACACCCAGACGAAGAAAAGATAACGGAGATATTAGTATGAGCGCACTGTCTAAGTTAGTTGGCAAACCTAAGCCATGGGATTGGTTTAGTGGGAGGTATCCTATTAAGGTAAAGCAAGTAAACCCACCTGCAAGTTTTACTAAAACAATTAAAGAAAATATTCTTGAATCGGGCGATGCGTTACAAGGACGCACAGCTGCTAAATGTTTGATGACTAAGTGGAACATGCACGATGACTATCTAACTTTTCGTATGGTAGGAGAGGAAGCAATTGAAGTTGCAAACCTATGTCCACTTGCAAAGCGAACTAAACCAGATGGGAGTCCAGATGACATTCCTCTTTACATAAAAGAAAGCTGGGGATTAGTATACGGCAAAGGACATATTTGTGAAGAACACAATCATTGGCCTTCTCTTTGGTCTTACACATATTGCGTAGAAGCATGTAAGGAGTGTGCGCCATTAATATTTAACGATAGTGATGAACGTGATGATGAGGGTACTCCACTTCACACATTTCCAGAAACAGGGCAACTGATTGTTTTTCCAGCATGGTTAAATCATATGGTGCCAAAACAAGAATGTGAACATAGACGAATTATGGTTGCAGGAAACTTAAATGTTAAGTAATTTTGTTAGAGGATTTAAATGTGTTTGACACTTACTTAAAAAAAAATTTCCATGTACTTTCTGAGAAGAACCAGAAGACCGTAAAGGACATACAAAAACAGAAACGATATGTTTCCTTTGCTGATAGACCAGACACTAGCTCTATACCCATAGATACTCTTTTGATGAGTCAGGGAGTAAAAGATTGCAATTCTTACAAAGGAATTCCTATGGGTAAGAGTGTCTATGACTTTGCACTCTATCCAATGATAATATGGGAGAGTAAACCTGCTACAATTTTTGAGATAGGTAGTGGAGAGGGTGCAAGTGCAATGTGGATGGCTGACATATGTAATTCATATAAATTGAATACTCATGTAATAAGTATAGACATAGAAGTTCCTGATGTATCCCATGAAGGCGTATGGTTTTCTCAAGGAGACATTGCGGATTTTAATAAGACAATCTTAACATCACACTTTTTGTGTGAGTCGCCACATCCTTGGCTTATCGTAGAGGATGCTCATGTTAACACTAACGAAATAATAAAATATGTTGCACCATATATGGTTAAGGGAGATTACATTATCATAGAAGATACTAGAGGAAAAAAAGGGAGTACGTTGAAAGTGCCTGATACGTTACTTGTAGATACTTATTACTGCGATTACTTTGGACTGAACGCAACAAGCTCAGTAAATACTATACTGTGGAAAACAAATGTTAAGTAGTTTTGTCAGAGGATTTGAAAACGCACTAACAGACAAAGAATGTGATAACCTTATAGAATGGTTTAAACGTGATGATCATATTGGCAAGACTACGACTGCAAATCGTATTACACGCAAAGACAAACAAATGTGGATGGACGAAAAAGATTTACTTTATTCATCTATTCAAAGAGTGAAGATGGATATGCTGCAAGAATACCTTACAGATTTTCCTTGTGTATATCGTGGAGCAAGAAGTCTCATATCACCAGAAACTAAAGTACAAAGGACAATGCCCATGGGCGGTGGGTTTCATAATTTTCACTCAGAAAATTCTCACTGTGCAGATGCAAACAGAGCTCTTGTCTGGACAATCTATTTGAATGACGTGCCAGCAGGTGAAGGTGAAACAGAGTTTCTATATGAGAAAATAAGAATACAACCAAAGAAAGGAATGGGTGTTATATTTCCATCTGCTTGGATGTATCAACATCGTGGCAATCCTGTACACACTCACGGCAAGTATATAACAACGGGTTGGTATTGGTATCCCCAAGAAAGACCTATAAAATGAGTTTACTAAAATCACTTGCAAATAGTTTAGAAGAAGAGAAGAAAGTAGAAGAATGGAAAGACCGCCAGTTTGTTACTAATCCAGCTTCGGTTTTATTTACTTCTAATCTTCCTATTATTAAATCTGTTGTTCCCAAATCAAGTGCGACAAAAGAGTTAATAGATTTTTGTTATGATTTTGAGGACATACAAAAAAAAGAAACTAATGTTCAAGCAGATATGAGCTCTTGGTTCATGCATGAACACAATTCAGAGTTTATGAAACTGTGTGATTACGCAGTACATCTTGGAACAGAGAACTCTCCCAATAAAGTATTTCTTATGCCGTATGATTGTTGGGCTGCAAGTTATACAAAAGGTGATTGGTCAAAACCTCATGACCACTGGCCATCTATCTGGAGTTGGGTATACAATGTTGATTGTTGTGATTCCTGTGCTCCGTTAGTGTTTCCAGATGCTATGCAAACTGTTATTCCTAAAAAAAATACAATG